TTAACACCTTTTGATGTTTTAGAAACTTGGGTCATTTCATTTTTAATTTCCTTCGGTTTACTACCTTTTTTAACAGATTCAGTTTTAGTTAAACCATCTTTCACATTTGATTTAATTTTTTCCTTAGTAACCGGTTCCATTTTATCTGATTTTGGAGGGGTTGCTCCAGGTAATTTATCAGTATAGCCTGGTATTTCTAAACCAAATGCACTGTTTTTAGTATAATAAATTGGATCTTTAGTTAAATTTTTTAATACTTTTTCTTTAACTTTTTTAAGATCTTGATCTGGGTTTTTACTCATTTCAGTATAAACACCTCTTTGCAATTGATCAAATATTACGTTATCTATTGATTTTGTATTTTTTTGATCATAATCATTATCTTGTATATCTTCTACTGCTTTATCAGTTTTTTTTAAATTTGCTTTAATTTTATTTTCTTTTTTTTCAGATTCTTCTTTTAAAAATTGAGCAAATTTAGTTTCATAAGCTTCTTTGGGAGTAGACATAATATCACTAGAAGGACCTAAATCAATATAACCTTCAGTTATAATTGATTTTTGTTTTAGAATTTGAGTTGATTGGTTAAAATCAAAATGATTTGGAAGTAAATTTGGAAATAAAGCTTTAGCATGTTTTAAAAACACATCCTTAGCTGTTGATTTACCTTCTAAAATTAGATTATATTGTTCTTGTAAAGTCATTTTATATTTTTTTAATAATAAAGTAATACTGGAGCACTATCAACTGATAAACTACAAGAATGAATTAATTGTTCTATTTTAGTACCAGAAGACATATTAAATGTTGGGTAAGAACCTGTAATAAATTTTCCTGTTGAATCATTTCCAGCAATAAATTTGAAAGCTGTAAATATTACAGAACTAGTTAATGCTGATAAAGATCCTGTTTGTAGAGCTAGAGCACCACTAAAACTGCCAGAAGCTGATCCTCCGGGGGCTAAAAAAAATGCTGAATTATTTACTGGTATATTTGCCATTTGTTTTTACTTCTTTATATAATTCTGTTAATTTAAGTGATTCTTTTTGTTGTTTTTTTTCTTTTATTAAATCAATTTCTTTTGTGATTTTAGTCACTTCATCAGTAAAATCAGCAATATCTGATGATATAGCATCTATTAATCCAGGTTCACCTTCACTCTTACCAATTAAATATTGTATTTCTGATTGAAGGTTAGCTAATTTTACTTTTAATCTTCTTAATTCTGTTGATTTCATCAGTAATAAATATTATTTTTTCTTTTTTATTTTTTTAAAGGCTTTTGGTGTAGAATAATTCATACCAACTCCAGCATTAAATGTTGCTCCAGTTGTTCCACCACCTGTCATAGACATTTCTTTAACTATTTTTTTAATTTTAGATTTAAGAGATTCATCTATCTCATCTATTTCTTCATCTTTTTTTAATTTATTAAATACTTCAACAGGATCATTAACCTTAATCTCATTAAGTAATGGATTATTGTAAAGATATTTATTTAAATCAAAATTATCCATTTATTTTTTCTAATTCGTTAAGCAATTCACAATATTGAAGCAAATCTACTATATTATTATCTTTAACTTGAGATAATTTATCAATTTCTTTCATTAAGGTAATAATTTCATTAACTTTAATTTGAGTAACTTTATCTTTAACCTTTCTATTTAATTCAGTTAAAGTACTTTTAATTTCAGATATTTGTTCATTATAAAAATCTCTTAATTTAGAAGTATTATCTACTGAAGTAAGGTACTCTTTAAGAATTAATTTTTGTGTATTATTAAAATTGTTATATTTGGTATTAAATTTTTCTAAAATAAATTTATAACTTAATAATTGAACATCTTTATCTTGTTTATCAAATTCTTCTACTATTTTATTAGAAATTGATTCTTGTGGGATGTTAGTTAAATGCTCTAAAAGTGTAAGTTTATTAGAAATAGAAGCATCTGTATTTTCGATACCGCTATTATACATTTCCATTAGATTATAAAATGCTGCGTGGATTTTATAATTAGGTAATTTAGTTTTAAAAAATTCTTCTAAATTATAATGGTTTTTAATTTCTTTAATTAAATTATATTTTTCTTTTTTAAGTGCTGTTCTATTAAGTTTTTTAGAAGCTTCAAGTATAGTACTAATTATTATATCTGCTTTACCTTCAGTTACTTTTTTATTTTTAACCAAAGTTTCATGAAGTTTGTATTCTTTACTTAATTCAGATTTAACAAAATGATCCCTAAGTATATTAATAGCTGGTGAATTTTTGCCTGATAGTGAATCTGCTGTTATAGTATGAACTAATAGTTCAAATAGTATTCCAGAGTTTTTATACTTGTTATGTTTCACGCTAAATTTTGATTATAAATATATAAAAAATGTTATTTCTCGGTTTTTAGTTGGTTTTCATCTAACAATAATTCACTCTCTACATTCTCTTTGAATATGTTAGTTTTGATATTCTCTAGTAATTTTTGGTTTTTTAAATATTCTACTTTAGCATTTGATTCTAAAGCTAATGGTGATCCACCTTTAAAATTTAAATCTATTTTCTTAGGTTGATCATCATATTTCATTGCTTTTTTACCTAATCTATCTTTACCAAATACATTATCTTGAGTATTAATATTTGATACCTTTTCTTCTGGTCTTCCTAATGGTACTTTTTCATTGTATTGTATAGGTATATCGCCTTGTCCCATTCTACCTTTACCATATAAAGTTGCTAAATCATGTGGGGTACCATAAGATACACCAGATTCTGCTGGGTCATTACCTTCATTTTCAATTTGTTGTAAGCGGAATTTACGTTTAGCATCTTCTCTAACTAAATCTCTCATTTCATCAAATTGATCATCACTCATATGATAAACTGTATCATATATATGATCTGAAGAGAATAAGTTACTTTCAATCATATCTTTAGCTAATGAAATTTTTTCTTTCATTAATGCTATTTTTTCTTGATCATAAATTATTGATGGAGTAGTTAAAGATAATGAAAAATTTGCTAAACTTTCACCAGTATAACCTTGAGTATAAAGATGAATTAACGCAATTTTATATAATTCAGAAACAACTATACGTTGTAATCTTTCTACAGTACGTGCAAATCTAATATCTTCAGCTGCTAATGTTGCTTTACCAGTTAAATCTTTTTCATATCCCATGAATGCTTTTGGTACTTTAAGAGCAGCAAATAATTTGTCTCTTAAATAAACAACATCATCAATAGCAGTATATTCTAAACCTTTAGTTGTATCTAATTTAGTAGAACCATTATCTCCGGGACGTGTTGGGATATAAAAATCTTCTAATAGATTTTGCATATTGTATTTTAAATTATATTGACCAGTTTCTGGATCAATATAAGGTGTACGTTTCATAGTATTGATGGTTTTTTGCATAAAACCTTCAACTTCTGAAGGTGCAATACCTCCTACATTTATATAAAAAATACGTCTTTCAGGTGCTCTAACAATTCTATGTATTAACATAGCATCTTCCATCAGAGTATATTGTTTAAATAATTTACGAGCTGGTTCTAGGTAACTTCTACCATATGGTAATAAATTAGTATCAGATAATAATCTAAAATGTGCTACTTCATAATTATCAAAAACAATTGAATTATTATTTTGATTGTATTGGCTTGAATAACTTGTTCCACTTAATGCTAATCCTTCTGGACTATATACAAATTTAACAGCGTGAGGGTTTTTGGGATCATACCCTTCTTTTCTTTCAATATGGTATGCTGTATAAGGGATTACATTATATATTCCGTATTTTTCAGCAATTTCTAGTTTTAAAAAGAAATCACCATATTTACACATATTTCTAATCCATGACCAAGCATTGAATTCAATATTTAAAACATCATAAAATAAATTATAAAGTATTCTTTGGATATTTTCATCACTACTTCTTATTTGGAGTACTTCATCCTGATCATTTTTTAAAGTACTTTCATCTGCTAAAATATCTAAGGCTGATGCTACTATAGCATCAGTATCCATAACATCATATTCAGAATATAATTGTGGTCTTAATACTTGAAAATTTATATTAGTATTTTGACCATATAAAGATGTAGAAGTAGTATAAAGTCTCGCATATCTATCAAACAATGAATTAGTTTGAATATCACCAGACATTTGAATTTGATTAATGTCTACTGTTCTTAAATTATCTCCACCTACATTTCTTATAAGAACATCTGTAGAGAATAATCTTTCTAATCGAGTAAATAAACTTTTATCTGCCATTATTTATAAATATTAAAGTAACCAACGGAAATTTTCATCTTTTCCTTTTATGTTCATCGTATATGGATTTGGAACATTATTATTTATCCCATATCCCCCAGTATTAGGTTTAGTTGATGATATATTATTTAAGGATGCTTTAGTAAGTTCTATACTTTGTTGTATGAATTTTAAAGATGTATCTCTTAAATACATTCCCATACTATAAGCCATAATTAAATCATCATTATAACCTGATTGAGCTTCTGGTTTTCCATTCTTCCAAATAAAAACTTTCATTTCTTCATGGAGTCTTTTAGATCTGATAATTGTAGACTTACTACTAATCATTTCTCTAAATTGAGAAAGTGCTAAGGGTCTACTTGTTCCTGTCATACTAAATCCTGGAACCCATTTACTCATATCATCATAATTAGGTAGATACGAAGAAATATCTGCATTTCCACTCTTAGGTGAATGATAAAAATTCTTATATCCTAATTCTTGAATTTTTGTTATGGTACTCCAACCAACATTATTATTCTCACAAACTAATAAACCGTTATTATATTCTATAGCAACCTGTACTAACAATCCTCCAAATTCTGTAGTACCTAGTTGTCCTTTGTATTCAGCTACTTGTTCATTTGTTTTAACTTTAATAACTTGAATGGTTGAGAAGTCAGATCCATCTCCTCTTGCAACGTCTCCTAAAATCATATAGGTTTCATTAGCTTGAGGATATTCCCAAATCCAATATCCCTTATCTTGGCCCCTCATTTCAATTGGGTCTTTAAGATATTCTTTTAAATAAAAATCTAAATGTTCTTGATAAAAGAAAGTATTTCCAGAAGTACTAAAATCACAATCACATTCTTGTGCTGCTAATCTAGGATCTCCTAAATCTTCATCTTGTTTGTTTCTCCAAGTTTGATCCCTTTCAGGGTGTAAATCCCATTTTAGTTTTATTGGTAAAAAACTATTTTCTCCATTTTCAGCTTTAACCCATGTTTTATGAAACCAATTCCCAGTTCCATTAGGTGTAGATAATACAATTGCTCCTCCCCCAGTTGCAAGTGTTTGTTGAGCAGAAGCCCAAATTTCATCAATCCCATCAATAAAAGCAGCCTCATCAATAATTAAAAGAGAAACTGCTTCTGAACGTGCTGAATCACTTGCAGCAGATGTAGCTTTTATTTGGGAACCATTATTTAATCTTAAAGTAAGTTTGTTTTCTTCTTCAGGTTTATCTTTTTCTCTTAACCAAGAAGGAAGATTATTATACATAAACTTCACTTTGGTAACCATGTTTTTAGCAGTTTCTTGTTTAGTTGCTATACATAAAACGTTTTTATCTTTATGGAATAACATTAACCAAAGAGCATAAGCGGCTGCTAAAGTAGAAATACCTAATTGTCTTGATTTTAAAACAATGTCAAAAGGATTTTCTTTAAATAATTGTAATACTTTTGCTTGGAAAGGGTATAAATTAAATGGAATTCTCCCTCGTTGAGGATGTTGGATAAAGCAATAACGACGCATAAAATATGCTGGATCTTGAGCACATTTTATATATTCTTCTTTTATTATTTCCTTTAAATCTTGACTCATATTAAAGCAATGAAATAAGATTTTTAACAGTATTTATAACCTCCATAATAGCTAATCCCCAAATAATTCTTTTTTGATTTTTTACTGTTTTTTCCAAAGAACCAATTTTTTCATCTTTAAGATTTAATTGACCTTTATAAGCTTTTTCATTTTCTTTATATAAAGAAATTTGAATATTATTAGAATTAATAATACTATCTTTTAAAGAAATTTTAGAATTTCTATTATATATAATACTATCTTTAACAACCAATATCGAATCACAGTAATCTAATCTTATTAAATCTTTTTCAATTCCAGTAACAACATTTCTAGGAAAACATATTTTACTTGTATCTATTTGTGATTGACTTGTAAAGGCTATCATTAGACATAGCGTCAACAGCTTTAATTTTAGCATCTTTATTTTTGTTTAATTTTTTTAGTTTTGATTCAAATACAATATTTTGGCTATCAATTTTAGTTATATAAATATTGAAAATACTATCTTTTTGTTCTTGTTGTTTTAGTTTAACATTATTAACGTTTACAATTGTTTGTAATGAATCTAATTTTTTATTATATAAACCCATGTTAGGTGAAGAGGGAGTGGATATATAAAATATACCCACCACTATAGCAATTATAATTGCCGTATATAAGAAATACTCTTTTTTAGTCATAGTTAATCTTCATCAGAAGTACTTAAGTCTTTATCAAGGGTTTTTAATAATTTATCTCTTTCGCTATTTTTTGCTTTTAATTTAGCTATTAAATCTTTTTCTTTTTCTTTATCTCCATCTTTTTTAGCATCAGTATATTCTTTAGCTAATTTTTTAAGATCTTTAATTACATTATCTAATTCTGATGATTTTTTCTGTAATTTGGGATTTGGGGAGATTTTTTTAGCTAATTCTTCCTCATCTTCACCTTGATCTTCTGCATCTATCTTTTCATATTCATCTTCAATCTCAATATCTTCATCATCTTCCGATGTTTCAGTTGTTGGCTCATTAATTTCTTCTTTAGATGTTTCAGTTTCTGTTGAAGATATTTCTGGTTCAGAACTAGTATTTGCTACTGGAACTCCAGCTTCACCAAATGTGAATATACCGGCTCCTAATAATGAACGAACTTCTGGGTTAATGGCTTGTTGTCTACCATCTCCAAATTCATCAACTTTTCCAATGGCTTTGGCTAAAGCTACTTGAGCAATACCTTCATCTCCAGCTTCTATAACTTTTTCAATCATATCAGCAATCCAGGTTTTTTTACCACCTTTAAATTTATCAATTACTTGTTGAGCTTTATCTTTATCAACTATTTTAAGTGTTTTAGCTATACGTGCTAATTCATCAATTTCAGTAAATTCTTCTTTAAGCATTTTACGAATTTCTGATTTAATTGTTTCTTTGATTAGTTGTTTCTTTTCCATTAATTAGAATTATATATTTATACATATTGCGAAAATAGTGTTTCTTTAATAATTTTTATACGTTGGTCTGTAGTACCTGATATACTAATTAGATTTTTGGGGGGATATAATTTTAGTTGAAGTTTAATGATTTTATCTATTTCGTCTCTGTATTTACTATTAGTTTCGCGAACTCCGTTATTTTCAATTTCCACACCTTCAGGACTAACATAAAATATATAATCATATTCATCCTTAAGTAACATAGCTGATTGAACTAAATTTATTTTTTTATCATAACTAATTGAATTTGCACTTAGTGTAAAAGCACATACATCCCAAATACTACGATCTGTTATTAAATTTTCATGAAATAATTCACTAGCTCGTTCTGCTATGAATAGTAGTTGTCCTTTTACTGTTGAATCAGTATTCAATTTAACACCTAAATCTCTTAGATATTTACTACGCTCTACTGATAAGTGATAGTTTTTGAATTCAGGTAATTCACCTAATGCTTTTACTAAGGTGGTTTTACCACACGAGATTGTTCCTGCTAAGCCAATTTTCATATAATATAAATTAAGAAAATTAGATTATTTTTCCAAATTTAATTAAAAGTTTTCTATAAATTCAGGGTATTCTTGTTCGTCCATAGTAATAAATACTATAAATAATAACCTTTCCATCTATAACCCATCCAAGTTTTATAAGTACCTTTTAAACAAGAATGTAAATTTTGGGGTCTTGGATTATTAAATTCTTTTAAGATATCATCAATATTAAAATATTTATTTAAAAGTTTATTATCTAAACTATATTTTTCTATTTTATTGTATCTTTTTCTAGAATTTTTAAGTTTTTTATTTCTTTCAATCCAATTGGTGTTTTGAATTCTTTTTAATTTTGATTCTTCAGTACTTGAATTTTTACAATTAATTAATCTTTTTTCTAATATTTCAGGTCTAACTAAATAATTTTGATGAGTCTCACTCATTTTTTGTTTAGTTTCTTCAGATTTTGGACCTCCTCCATTATCATACAACTCACAAAATAAAACATTTTTCCAACCTATTAAATCAATATAATATTGTTTCCAATATGTTTCTCTTTCATTAAGTTGTTCTAAAGTACATTCTTCTATCTCATAAAATAAATGATTCTCAATTCCATGTTTATTAAAAGAATTTAATAATTTAGGACCTATACAAGATTTATCTAAATTATAATATTGATCCCATCGTTTTTCAATATTAATAGCTTGTCCAACATAAAATTTACTGCTAGGACTAATTATTTCATAAATTCCAATCATTTTAAAATATCTTCTCCAATATATAAACCTTGTGCAGCACTAACAGCTATACCACGAGCTGATAAGCTATCTCCACAAAAATAAATATTTGGAAAATCAACTAACGATAAATTATTATAATTAACTAATACTTCTTCTGATAGAAATTTTACTTCTGGAATGTATAATGAATAGTCTCCTTCAAATTTAAATATCTTATTTAAGTCTTCAATAAAATTAATTATATATTGGGCATATTCACCATAAATTTCTTTAAATAAATCTAAATTAGATAATTCAATTAAATTTAGTTCTTCACCTTCAGCTGATTTTGAAGGTTTACGTGTGGGGGAATAAAATAATCCTTTATCTTCACCTTGACATTTTTCAACTAATTGTTTTTGCCATTCAAATGGATTTTCAATTCCTTTAACCTCCATTAAAATCCCAAAATTAGTCATATTATTTCTCATAGCTTCATCTTTAAAACTATGACCATTATATGATTTCATCCCATAAGTAGTTTCTTCAGCTACATAAGCACAAAAATTATTTGTACAAAATGTTCTTAATGAAACTTTATCATTTGGTCTTTGATGTAATTTAAAATCATATGCTGTTTCAATTAATTTATCAAAATATTTTTGAGGAACTTCCATACGAACTCCAATTTGAACACTTTTAGGTTCTTTTTTGAGTTTATATTCATCTATCAATTTTTGGGTTAAATCAATTCCTGATTTACCTGTGCAATAAATAAGTTTATCAAATTTAATAGGTAAAAGAGCTACTAATTTTGTTAATTTTAATCCATCTCTAAATTCAATTAAACTTCTTTTAACTTCTTGAGTTTTAAAATTAATTTTATTAACTTCAGTTGACCATTCAAATTTAACTCCTTTTTCAGTTAAATAATCAAACCATCTTTTACCCATATCATGAAGATAATTAGTTCCAATATGATAAGTTGGAGCTAATCT